AAAGAAAACAGATTTAGACTGAGTAGAAGTTAATGAATTACTTAATGCTGGATACGAGAAGTAGTAACCACGATCTGTATCGAAACCACCATCCATAATATAAGATGAACCCCAGTGGTTTAGAGTAGGTGCAGCAGTACAACTAATAAGAATAACAGAAGTATGTCCATTACCTGCTGCATGACTTGCTGCAGCACCACCAGTAAATGTTCTATTAACACCACCAAGGAATTGTATAAAAGACGCACTACGAGTGCAACCAGTTAAAGTGTTTGCGCCAGTATTAACTCCAGTAAATGTTATACATTCATTTTCAATCAGAACAGTACCACCATTAACTGGGAATCTAGAAACATTAGTTACTGGAATAGTAGTGACAGAATCATTAATAGAAGAAGCCAGTTCTCCGATTACGGATTCATTAATAGTTTGATAACGAACTGCAGTATTACCTGAACGCATGTATGCTTCATCGTTAATGTTATTTTGTTTCATGCGATGTGCAAGAATCATATTACCATCTGAACCACGACACATAAAGTCAATAAAACCAGCACCATACCATGAGAACGAAATTCCCATCATTTGCATTTTATTCAGATTAATATTGTAACCTGAAATACCAGTTCCATCTAAAGCGTCAATATTAAATTGAGATTGTGGAATACGATAGTCAATAACAGTGGCTAACTTAATACCAGTTGAACCATTAACACCACGATAGGCAGGATTAATTGTCATGTTGTTATCGTCTGCAATAGAACCTACCATGTAAGTCATGCCACGAATAACGATTCGATCACCAGCCTTTAACTGTTGGGTGAAACGACCAGATGTAGCAACAACTGCTTGAGATCCTGGAGTAACAGTGCAGAAACCAGAAATTTGATATGTGGCAGATCGTTTAACAACTGCTAATTCTTTTCCATCAAATTCCCAGAACAATCCGTTTTGATCATCGAACGCACCCATACGAACAGATGCTCCATGCCAAGTTTTAAGAGTGACACGAGGTAAATTTGTAACAACTGCAGAAGCTGCACCAAGAGAAACTGCTGCAACTACAGTGAATGTATTCTCGCTGGTAACAGTATTGATACCATATGTTCCATTATACCCCGATGTAACGACACCAGCAATTTCAACAGTGGCACCAACTTGAAGACCATGGTCTAATTCAGTTGTAACAGTAATAAGAGAACCAGCACCAGTTGCTGCAGCAGAAATTTGGTCAAGGTTCATAACAGGATTAAACAAAACACCTGAAGTCCAAAGTACACCTTTACCTGATTGGTAACGCATGTATTTTTTAGTTTGACGAGAAATTGATGCACCATGTGAAGGTAAGAAATTACCTAACTGAACACCACCATCGAATGGTCTGTGGATAACGAATGCGTCAGAACGAGTATACATTGTTGTGGCAATTGAACTGTTTGCAACTGCTCCACCAACACGAGCAGTAAATGTAAATGTTGTTGCGGATGGAACTGATTCCGCAAAGAAGTTACCTGTTAGTAATCCATGATTAGAACCAGCAGAAGATGCAATACCAACTAATGGAGCACCTGGAACTAAACCATGATTGGCAGAACAAGTAACAGTAATTACTGAAGGATTAGCTGCGTTTGAAGTAACAGAAGTAATTGGTAAATCAGAACCTTCATAGAAACCACCACGACGACCATATGTTGAACCACCATAAATTGATAGTGCGTTTGTTCCTACGATACCTTTAGCAAAATATGTAAATGTAGTGCTGGTAGGTACAGAAGCAATAACGAAAGCACCTTCTGCTCGAGCATAGTTAGCAGTACCAGTTAAACCAAACATAATAACTGGATCTTCCACGGACAATCCGTGTGGTGCAGAAGTAGTTACATTAATTGTTGATGGTGAAGCACCATTGGTAGTAACATCAGAAAGGAATAAGTCCAATCCTGGCTTTTCATAAATTCCTGGAATATTTCTAATTTCAGCATAGTTCTGCCATTTAGTAGGTTGCAATCCATATTCGAAGTCAGCATCAATTAGCGACTGAGGATTGGCAACACGCATTCTTTCAATAGCATCAACACCCATAAAATATGGACGAACAATGTTACCGATGTTTTTGGGTGCGTCAGTATAGATGGCAATCTTATCATTTGCTGACATCGTTGAAGTGTCATATGTAAATGTTACAGTAGTAACACCTACTTGTTCTGTGTAGAAACCAGCATCTTCAGAAGCACTATAAACAACAGTACCACCACGAGTTGGATCACCAATAGCGTAAATATTATTTTGCGAAGTCTTATTTGCAATAATCAATAGTTGAGTTGCATCAACCTTTCCAGGAAATTTTACATAACCTGCAGTAGCAACATTCGGAGAGAAAATATATTTTTCAACTAATTGGCGAGCCATTTTATTCCTTTAGAATCCAAAAATAATCGAGTAGCCGATATAGTCAGCTTTAACCGATTGATCAATATTTGATAACGAAACGATACCGTCAAGTTTTAATTGACCCATATCGTAGATAAGAGAAGCCACATCAGTAATTGACCCAAGATCTTCTTCTGCAGCTAATATAGCATCAGTGACAGACCCTAGATCTGATTGTGCATTTGTTGCAAATACGGCAGAAGCAATAACTGCATCAGATGCAGCATTAATCCAAGCAGAGCCAGAAAATTTAAGAACTTGTCCTGTTGTGGCAGAACTAATAGTTACATCTGTTAAACTGTCTAGTGTGGAAACATCTTTAGTTACCCACTGAAGACCAGATCCTGTTGATGCCAGAACTTGTCCATTAGTACCTACACCACCACCTGCAGTTATCGTGCCAGTAATTACAGGAGATGCTAGGGTTTTATTTGAGAGGGTTTGTGTGCCAGCCAATGTGGCAACAGTAACAATGGAAGCAGTTCCACTGTCTTTTTTGAAGAATAGGTTACCATCGTATGTGTTGAGTGCTAACTCTCCAAGCGCAAGATCGCCTGTGGTTGGATTTCTGCCTGTAACGGCACTTCGTTTGAGAACGACTGTGTTAGCCATAATAACCTATTCTATGTAGAATTAAAACAACCAGTATATACTGGGGTGGGAATTACACCCACCAAGTATTTAGTTCACTTTAATAAGTGCCACCATCGATGTTGAAACCATCGAGAGTTGAAGTTCCAGCACCAGCACCAGTAATATTAATACCAACAAACATTGATTTAGTAACAGCCAAACCACCAGAAAGAACAACTGCTGCAGTGGTTAAGTTAGTAGCGTCAGTGGCAGAAGTAAGTGTTACTGCTCCAGAAGCTGCAAGAGTTGTAAACGCACCAGTATTTGCAGTAGAAGCACCAATTGGAGTATTGTTAATACTACCAGTAGTAATCACTGCACCAGTGATTGTTTTATTAGTTAGCGTATCAGTAGTGGCACGACCAACTAAAGTATCAGTAGAAGTTGGTAGAGTTAATGTACCACTATTAACGATTGTTGCAATAACTGGAGCAGTTAGAGTTTTGTTAGTAAATGTTTCAGTACCAGCTAGCGTTGCAAGAGTGCCAGTTACTGGAAGCGTTAATGTAGTATTTGCAGTTGTAGTTAGCGCAGTACTATGTGCACCAGAAGTAGTAAGATTACCACCAAGTGTGATTGTCTTACCAGTATTTGCAACACCAGTGCCACCATATTCACCAGCAATCACTGAACCTTGCCAAGTACCAGTACCAATAGTACCAAGAGTAGTAATGGTTGATTGACCAACATAACTTGAAGAGATGTCAATAGCATCAGCAGAGATAGAGATACGGTTATTAGTACCAACTGCGTTTAGAGTATTACCAGTCTTTGTTAAACCATCGCCAGCGATAACAGAACCAGCACCAGAGAATTGAACAAAGGTAATTGCAGTAGTACCAACAGTAATAGCACCAACATTGGTACATACATAACCATTGTTTCCACCAACAGTACCTTCTTCAACGAAAGTAAATGCACCTGGAGTAATTTCACTGTCTTCATCAGCATCAACTGTACGAGTCAATACCCAGTTTGCAGAAGCAGTACCAACAGTGGTAACTTTATAGAAACCATTTTGCAGAGCAGTTGTTTGATCTTTAACAAGAACACGCTCTCCAACAACTAGAACTCTACTGTCAATAGTAATTGCAGCTTGAGTGCCAGAGTTAGTAAGAGTTGCACCAACACCAGAAGTTCCGTTGGAATATGTGGCAGTTAGGTTACCAGTTGTAGTAACAATAACTGAATCTTTAACATCAAGACCAGTTTTAACTGCATCAACATAGTTCTTAGTTGCTGCATCGCTAGACTGAGTAGGTTCAGCAACAGAAGTAATTCTCTTATTGGCAACATCAACAGAACCAGTGCCAGTTGGAACTAAGTTGACACTGTTATTGCCAGATGCAGCATTGACAGTCATATTGCCAGAAGTGGCAGTAATACTTGTAGCAGTAGCAGCACCAAGAACTGGAGTGACTAAAGTTGGAGTATTAGCAAAAACTAAAGCACCAGTGCCAGTCTCGTCTGAGATAACACCAGCAAGTTCTGAAGAAGAAGTTGCGGCAAATGCACTTAGTTTGTCTGCTACATAAGCAACAGTACCACCAGATCCGAATGCCACAGAAGAAGTATCTGTACCAGTGAAAGTTAATGTATTGCTTGCAGTAAGAGTTTTACCATTGGCAATAGTTAGAGTACCAGTGCTTGAACTGATAGTTAAACCATTAATGCTAGTGGCAGTGGCAACCCCAAGAGTTGGAGTTACTAAAGTTGGGCTAGATGATAGAACAACTGAACCAGTACCAGTTACTGCAGTAATACCTGTTCCGTTAATTTGGAACACATTACCAGTGCTTGCTGTATTAAAAGTCTTATTAGTGAATGTATCAGTAGTTGCTTTACCAACTAGTGTATCTGTCGCAACTGGTAATGTTAATACGCTAGTACCAGCCGTTGCAGCAGATAAGATTTGAGTAGTTCCAGAAGTAGAACCTGCAAATGTGGCAGAAGTTAATCCAGCAAGAGAAGTAGAAGTTCCACCAAGAGAAACTGTTGTGCTACCAATAGTAACTGAGCTATTCGCTAAGTTTGCATTAGTGATACCAGCACTACCAGAAAGATTACTATTGGTTAAACCACTAATAGTATTTGAACCAGCAGCAATTGTCTTGTTTGTAAGAGTCTGAGTGCCATCTAATGTAGCAACAGTGTTATCAATACTAAAGTCAACTGTATTAGTTGCTGAAGTTACTGTTGAAGTAATACCAGTACCACCAGCGAAGGTGATAGTATCAGTAGCAAGAGCAATAGAATCTGTACCAGTATCACCAGCAATACCAAGAGTAGTAGTAATTGAAGCAGTGGAAGCTGC